TACAAAAGACCAGCCTTCAGGAGCTATGAAACAATTTCTAAAGCTGTTATCAGCAGGAATTTGTTGCATATTAGGATGACTAGAACTAACACGCCCTGTATCCAATATTTGATGAAAGTTAGTGTGAACCATGCCATCACCTTTTAAGTATTTAAAAAATGGTTTACCATACGATGTACAAAGCTTCATGTATTCTTTGTATCGTACATACTTGCTAACTAAGCCATAATTCCTATGTTTATATAATTCTTTACCATTTACGTTTTCAAGGTTTGGTATCAACTCTTTAAAAACTTCTAATACTTGTTTGGGTGAGTCCCAATTCACACCAACTTTTCTCAATTCTTTTTGATCTGTAAACAAGTCTCCTTGTATATATACAAGTACAAACCTCTGCAATCTAGGGTCTTGTATCACCGCATTATCTAGGTCATCAAAATACTCTTTTGCTTTATCAGCATTTCTTTTATCTAGATTTAACCATGCTTCTCTATCTATCTCTAACCCATTGTATTCTATATCAGCAAACGCCAATACAGCCTTACACTCAAGATCTACAACTTGTTCTAATTTCTTTTCTGCTATTTGTGGTAACTGCAGTTCTCTTAATTGTATAAGATATTCTACATCTTTAGCACCATACTGTATCTGTACATCTGTATACGGTGCACCTTGTAGATTAACAAACTTATTTCTTGGTTCTTTATCTAATTCTTTTCCTAAATAATTTAGAACTAAGTCTTTAAGTCCATATTTAGGACCTCTTTTACCACAATGTAATATTCTTTCTACTAAAAATGTATCATAAATACCAGCTAGCTCTATATTAGCCCATTTCTTGATAAATTTATAATCAAATTTAGCATTATGTAAAATTTTAATGATTTTTTTGCTTTCTAGTATGCTTCGTAACGGTTCTATTGATTCTGATCTTGTATCAATAACATATTGATTTGTACCATCACCAATTTGAAACATTATCATTTTCTTACAAGTAAAGTCCATACCTTCTGTTTCTGTATCTACACTTAAGATAGTTTGCTCTTGTAAATATTTGATTGCTTCTTCTATGCTTGTATACTCAAAGCATTTACCGTTTACAATTCTTTTATTTCCTATGTAATAAATCATGTGCTTTTATTTTTACAACGAAGTTAACTACAGCTCTGCCATAGTCTATCCCATATCTTTGTCCTGCAAATTTAAATGTTCTTTCGTTATTATTAATTGCCTTTTGATAAGAAGGCATAAACTCAGAGTCAAATGATCCATCTCTGATCATCTGCTCAATAGATTTCATATGTCCCATTACACGCAGTTTAAACATTATTAGAAAAAATAAGGGGAAACTTTTGGTTCCCCCTTACTTACACACATTTTGCTTGGTTTTTAATTAGATTGTATTAACAAGATTTCTCTTATCTAATATCACACAAGCAAATATAAACATTTTATTTATAATACACAAGCATTATAAAGAATTTATTTATACAATGAATTCCTCTTCAGTCTTTACAACTTCTTCAGCTGTAACTCCCTGATTCACAGGCGTTTGTGTTGCTTGTGTATCAGACTCTAGTAATGTGTGCTCCACTTTTTGATCAGGTTTTGTAAGAACCATTTCTGTTCTTGAGAAGATGTAATCACCATTATGTGTGATATAATCACCATCTTTACCTGCTCTTTTAGCAGCTCTTTCTACATTATCAAGCTCCCACTCGTTAGCTTCTTTAGAAGTAACTTCTACAATTCTTAGCTTAAATCTGTATGACTGTCCATTTAACTCGACAGCTGGATTTAGTATATTAAGATCCATTTGCATACCTCTTTCACTATCATACCACTTGTCATTTGACTCACTAAAGTCTACTCCAAATGTCTTTGATGCGTCAGCTGGCTCTGCAGTTGTCCATGATCTTCTAGCGCCACTACTAAATCTTGAGTCGCTAGCATTTAATAATGACAACGCACTAACAGGTCTATCACTTGCAGATACTTTTTCTGCAAATTCTAGTTGAATTTTACCATTAGATACTTGTCTTGCGCCAACTAATAATGTTTGGCCTGGCTGTAGGGATTCTATTGATCCACTATTAAGATTATTTTCCATAATATTCTTATTTTTAATGATTAATTAATGTTTTGAAATCAGTTTCGTTTTTTACTAAATACACATTAGCTATCTCATCACTAACACTACTGAAAGGCTTTGCTTTTTGCTCTATTTCAGTAAAATATTGTTGATTATTAGCCAACCAAGGTATGATTTCTTCGACCTTGGTTAAAGGACTTGTGCAGTCCTCTATAAATAAAATTGCATCAAACGCATTCAAAAAGTTGATTGTGTCTATTTCGCATAACTCTGGGATGGAAGCTGTGTGATCTCCCAGTAAATCACATTCAAATTTTACTTTGTACATGTTGTTAAGGTTTTAGTTGTTTTTATTCTATTTCATTTTCATAATATACATCACAATGTTCGTGACACTGTGAGCATATCATTTGATCTGAGTTAGCAGGTGCTCCACAACACTCACTAACACAGTCTAATAATAAATATTCATCCATAATTATAAATTTTACCACGGTTTCATGCATCTATCATTCCAATACTGCCAAGATTTAGTTTTCTTGCGCTCATATTTTTTAAGATATTCAAGTTGCATTTCTATTGCATACGATGTGGCTTTCTTTTTACCCAACATTTTGAGTACAAACCACCATTTTATTCTACTTAGTATTTCCATCTATCCAATTTTTAACGATTATACATAAATAAAAGCCTACTGCTATCCCTGCAAGTAGACTTACGACTGCTGTTTCTATCATATTATTTTAAATCCGTTACAATGTCTTAAGAAATTACTAAACTCTTCTAAATGAGATCTATCTGTATGATGACTAGGATAAACTTCTATCTTTTCACCATCTCTAGTATTATATTTAATAGGTAATCTATCTATAACACCAGGATATAATAGATCTAATACATTGACATCATCTGCATGCAATTCTTTCATAGTATATCCATTGGTTCCTCTAACAGTCCACATACCCATATTAATACCAATCTTATCTACATCATTATTATGCATACTTTCTATAAAAATATCAAGAGCATCTGCAAGTGCATAACACTCATCATCAGACTTAAGACCATGACCAGAGTTATACTCCCAACCATCTAGATCTAGTTTAAGATTATATTTCTCATTAGCAGCATGACATATTGCATTTATTACACGCCATGACCATATATTAGCTCTAAAATAATAACCAGGATTATTGTCATCCCATTCTTTATCTAACTCCCAATAATAATCTTGTGCTTTTTGCGATAAATCTCTAAAGTTATCAGGAAACTCTGGTTTGTCTCCTACTATTGTTGGGTTTAACCCATATATATCCATTCCCATAATTATGATGTTTTAAATTTTATATATCCGTAATCAAATAATTGCTGTTGTTCCCACTCTGACAGTTCTTTCTGTTCTTGTTTGTGTACAACTTGACATTCTATAATGTCATTAACTGCTTCATCAAACTCTGACACAACAGTATCTACATCACATAGATGACCACAATTAAGACAGTCAGCTACTGTATTCTTTTGTTCTATTAATTGGCCACGATTTGAGCCACATTCTTTACACGGTTCTATTTTTACAATGTTATAATAAATTTTCATAAGTTCTAGGTTTAAGTGATAGCCATCATAACGTGAATTAACACGTTATGATAACTATATTATTAATCAATGATTTGTACAGTTTACTCTGTTAGATTACACCAACTAACTCCACACTCCTGCTATACAGTATATGAGCTACTATGGCTCTACTGTAGACTTACTGGCATATTATAGTTGTAACTAATTTTACAGGTATAATCAATACAGACATTTGCTATCCTGTATCAATAGTTAGTTGGTTTAAATTAAATATAAGGGTAGACCACCTTAACAACAACAAGATCTACCCTTATAGTTATGCTTCGTATAGTAATACATAAGTAGCTAATAGTATTACAATGTAGATAATCATTTCTTTAGATTGTCTACAATTGTACTAAGCATAAATGCACCCGCTGCAAAGGTACACGATGCAGCAAGGAATAACATAATATATTTGAATGACATGATTAATGACAGGATAAAGTAATAAGTACCTGCTAATATCATAGCAATCATTACTACAAACATTGTGAAGTGTTTGAATAGTTTAGCAATAGTATAAAGTATATTTTTCATAATAAATAATTTAGTTAGTGTTATATTATATGATAAAGGAAATGTATGCACGATGCAATACACGGTAAAATAGCGTGTGTGATGCGTAGTAAGCACACATACACACACGATAAAAGAAAAAAGGGGACGTTAGTCCCCTTAAGATTAGGCTTTCTCTACTTTGTATAGAACGCCGTCAATCTGTTTACCCCATTTTAACTCTTTAACCTCTATAGGTTTGCTGTACTTTTCTTTAAGTTCAGCAGTAGATAGTTTAGTATCTACTATCTTATAAGAAGCAAACTTGTTTGGTTTAAGATCTTGGTCGAACAGTTTTACTGTATCACCTAAGATCTCTAATTGCGTACCACCGCCTAGTGGTTGGTCGCATAATGTTACTACATTGTTTTTCTCGTTAAATTTTATTGCATAAAGTTTCATGATATAAATAATTTTAGACCCGCTAGGGTACTTGTTAATACAACAATTAGATGGGGTGCGGCTTTGAATACCCCCACGCTCTCACAAATTAAGGTCACTAAAAAATTTTTTAACCAAAATTTAATTTTTACTTAACATTTATTTAACCTTAGATTTGTATATTGCAGGATCATGAAAAGAGTAGATATTTCAAATTTCTTATATATTTCTATTATAATACTTGCATTTATTATAGGAATATTGTAATATTGTAACGGAATCTAAGATCACCCTAGAGGGCCAAAAGGTAGTTATAGGGTCAGAAGTTGGGTTTACGAACTAATTTATTAGTCACGGTTGTCCCCAATAATTCCACAAATTGCTTTGATATAAAACTTAGGTAGGAGTAATACTATAGGCTGATAGAAATGTACCTACGAAGGCTAAAAACGGTAAGTAGAAGTTCAAAGTTAAACTAAAATCACTAGGGGAGAGGTATATCCAAAAACGAAAAAATTCTTTTTCTGTTTGTTTTTCTAAAAATTTTTATTATATATTTGCAATAAACTAATTTATAATAAAATGACTAAAAAAATAAAATTTCAACCTTATGGACAATGGTTATTGCTCCCTAATCCCGCAAAAAAAGTAACAGATTCAGGTATTATTTTAGATGATAAGACAGCAAGTTCTATAGTTACAAATGTATTAACAATTGCAGCTACAGGACCTGAGTGTAAATTTACAAAAGTAGGAGATACTGTAATGGTAGATCCAACTGTAGAAGCACGTGTCTTACATTTGGATGAAGGAGAGTTTATTTTAGTAGCAGAATACAATATATTAGGCAAATTTTAATATATGGTAGGAACAGTTACTATTAGTCTAGAAGATTATCACAAATTGGTAGAGTCAAAAACTAAATTTGATAATTTAAAAGACAATACTGCATACACTATGAAAGAACTACAAGTATTCTTATCATTTGTTTGCAGTAGAAAAGACATAACTAACCATATTGCTGAATTTAACAGGCAATCAAAAAAGTCTAAAATAGTAGTAACAGATGGTAAAGCAGTAATTCACAAAAAAGATGGAAAGAGTTGAATTTAGACTATCTAGTTTTGTAGAATTTATGTATGCACTAAAAGATTTTAACGAAAGTTTAACTAGATGGGAAAAAGAAAACCCTCCAGGTACTTGGAATTTAGATGTAGTTATAGAAGAAAATGAATATATAATTTATTTGACAATAAATGAAAGTAAAGATAAAGGCAAATAGTATTTATAAACGATTACAAATATGGAATGGTATATTTGATCTTACAAATAAAGAACTAGAAGTTATTTCTGCTTTTATAAAAGTAAACATAACTTCTAAAAGAAAAAATTTGTGTAGTAAAAAGAACAAAGATGAGGTAGCAAAGATATTAAACTTTGATGATCCTAACGATCTTAATAATTATATAAAAAAATTAAAAGATAAAGGAGCATTAACATTTAATAAAGGATCTTATCAAGTTAATAAGATGTTAAACCCTCAAATTAAAAAGATTGAAATCAATATTATATAATTATTATGTTATTAGTGAATTTTCTAAATTTCCATTTGTAATAGTAATAGTACAAGATCCAAAAGGAAAGTTAGTAAAAATAGAAGTAGATAAGTATGAGTAAAAAAGAACCAAAACCGCCAAGTATATTTACAATGGCAAAAAATTTTGCTGGTGAATTAGCAAAATATATAAAAGAAGGTGCACCAAATGTATCTAATAAAGTATACATGGAAAGATTAGAAACATGTATGGAATGTCCACACTTAATTAAAAAGCATATGCGATGTGGTTTATGTGGATGTCTGTTAGAGCATAAAGCAAAATGGAAAACAACTACATGTCCTGACAAACCAGAAAGATGGAAGCCTGTATTTATGGATAAAGCTACTATTGAGTTACGAAAAAATTTTGAAGAAGAGCAAGAAAAAGAAGAAAGAAAACAATTAGTAGAAGATAAAAAAAGAGCAATAAAAGCTGCTAAATTAGTTAACGAAAAAAGAGGATTTGGTAATTTAAAAGCAAAAGATTTAACTCCTAACAATTTAAAACTAGTTTATAAAAAAATAGAAGATGCAAAAAAAGCAGAAGATAATAATACAAAAGATAGCAAGTAAATATAATTTACCATTGCAAACAGTAGAAAATATAGTTATGCACCAATTTAAGTTTGTATCTAAAATAATAAATAAAGGAAAATTTGAAACAATAAGATTACCATATTTAGGTAAATTCCATGTAAATAAAAATAGATTAAAATATCTAACAAAAAATGAATCTACTAACAGTAAATGATAATAAAGTTATACCCTCTGCGTACGCACTTACAATTTTAGAATTTAAAAATTTGTCAATTGCAGAATTATCGTATGTATATTTTATGTGCGATCATAACTCCCCATTTTCTGTATATGAAGAAGAAAAAAGAAACGAAGAAGTACAAAAAAGTATTTTTAAAAAAGAAAAAATAAACATAAGCAGTAAATTAAAAGCTGCTTGTGATAAGTATAAAGAATTAACAGAAACCTCTGCTGTTAAACTATTAAAGTCTGCAAGATCATCTGTAACTAAATTAGAAAAATATTTAAGAGACATAGATTTAACACTTATGGACGATAATGGTAAACCTATTTTTACAGCAAAAGACTTAGTTGCTAACTTATCTAAGATGGGAGATGTAGTATCTGGCCTATCTAAATTAGAAGAGTTAGTAAAGAAAGAAGAACAGGCTGCAAACCAAAATAGGGGAGGTGTAATAACAAATAAATATAGTCAATGATGAAAATAGATTGGATAAATTCTTGGAAAAGTGGTAAAAAAAGTAGTATCTTTGAATTCACACTAAGGTTAGGGTTTTTAACTATCCTAGAAATTTATTTAAACTTTGATATTAAAGAACATAGAATTATGATCTTTAATGTAGGGTTTGAATTATGGAAATAAAAAAATAAAAATGTACACATATAATGCAAAAGCTGTTAAGGTTGTTGATGGTGATACCATTGATGCTGAAATAGACTTAGGGTTTGATATTAAGATTAAAAAAAGAATTAGATTAGCTGGTATTAACGCTCCAGAATCTAGAACAAGAAATTTAGCAGAGAAAAAAATGGGTTTAGCCTCTAAAAAAAGGTTAAAAGAAATGTTAGAAGGATGCGCAAATGAATTTGAGCTAGAATCTAAAGAGTTAGGTAAATATGGTAGAGTATTAGGCAGGTTACATATTAGCACTTTATCTGGTCGAGATACAATTACTAAAGTTTGTGTTAATGACAGATTAATAGAAGAAGGTTATGCAGTGGAATATGATGGAGGAAAACGATAGTGAGATGAAGTTCTTAGAAGATTTAGCAGATTACAATAAATCAATGGAAAATGCTTTCTTAATTGTAACCAAAAGAAAAACATTAGATGATATTTATTTAGAACTAGAAAGTGAAGAATATACTGAATTCTTTTTACCTTTTGATCCTATTGCAAGTGATGGTAGAGATGAAGGAACAATAGAATTACTAGTTAGTCATTTTGAAGAATTAGAAGATTATGAAAAATGCGCAGAACTACATAAATTAAAATCTAAATGCTTAAAAATACAGACAGACTCAGACCTGCAGCTTTAAATTTTATAAAACACGGATATTATACATCCGCACTTCCAGGCACTAAAGATTACTACGAATATTGGGATACAGAACAAAAAAGATGTTTGTATGGATACACAGTTGGTGAATTAACTATTACAGGTAATCATTATTTCTACTTAAATTATTGTCCTATTGACAGATCTGTTGATGAGGAACTTCCAGACGGTACAATTATAGCAAGACGAGAGCGTACATTTCCTGCATTTTATGACGGGGATTGGAAATATTTTAATGCTATAGATCGAGCAAGAAAAGAGAATAAACATATGATTGTTTTAAAAGCAAGACGTAAAGGATATTCTTATAAAGCAGCTGCTATGCTTGCTAGAAATTATTTTCATATAAGAAACAGTAAAAATTTTGTATTTGCTAGTCAAAAAGAATATTTAATTGGGGATGGATTGTTGTCAAAAGCATGGGATATATTATCTTTTGTAGATAACAATACAGCATGGACACAACCTAGATTAAGAGATAGAGAAATGGTTAAAATGTCTGGGTATAAGAAAAATGTAAATGGGGCAGATGTAGAACTAGGAATGAAAAGTCAAATAATGGGTGTGTCTTTAAAAGATGCGCCTGATAAGGTAAGGGGTAAAGCTGGTGAGCTAATATTTTTTGAAGAAGCAGGTAGTTTTCCAGGTTTATTAAAAGCATGGGAAGTTACAATGCCAACAATGCGTCAAGGATCTAAAACATTGGGAACAATGGTAGCATTTGGTACGGGCGGTACAGAAGGTGCTGATTTTGAAGGTATGGAAGAGTTATTTTACAATCCTGATTCTTACGATTGTTTAGCTTTTGAAAATATATGGGATGCTGGAGGTAATGGTACACAATGTGGTTATTTTATTCCTATATATGAAAATTTAGAAGGATTTATTGATGAAGATGGGAACAGTATAAAACATCAAGCAGTTAAATTTGAAGAAATAAACAGAGATAAGAAAAAAGGAACAAATGATCCAAAAGCATATGATCAATATATAGCTGAACATCCTATGAACCCAAGAGAAGCTACTTTACAAATATCTTCTAATTTATTTGACATAGCATCTCTACAAGAACACTACAATAATGTAAAAGTAAATAATTTACAAGCTATAGGTAACAATGGTTATTTGTATTATGGGCATAATGGTGAAATTAAATTTAAATTAGATGGTGATGCTCGTCCTATTACAAGATTCCCACATAGAAAAGAAGATAATTTAGAAGGATGTGTAACAATATATGAATCTCCTTATAAAACTACAGAACAACAAGTGCCTATGAATATGTATATTATTTGTCATGACCCGTATGCACAATCACAGTCTGCAGATTCATCATCTTTAGGATCTGCATATGTTATAAAACGTATAAATAATATATCTCAACCAGATGACATGATAGTTGCTAGTTATGTTGCACGACCGCACTCACAAGATGAGTTTAATAAAAATTTATTTATGCTAGCAGATTATTACAATGCTAAAATAGGATTTGAGAATGATCGTGGTGAAGTTATTGCATATGCACGTAGGCATAGAAAATTACATAGACTGCAAGAAGAGTTTGAGATGTTAGATAAAAAAGATTTAAGATCTAAAAAAGTAAAACGTCAATATGGTATGCATATGACAGAAGCTAGAAAAAGACAAGGTGAGATATACATAAGAGACTGGTTAAATACAGTTAGATCTACAAATGAAGATGATACACAAGTATTAAACATGCACAAAATATATGATTTAGCATTATTACAAGAATTAATTAAGTTTAATCATAAGGGTAACTTTGACCGTGCTATGGCATTAATGGTTGGTATGTATCATACTAGAGAAATGTACAATTCTGAAGTACAAGAAATATTAGACGACAATTCATCAGCAGAATGGTTTGATTCTAATTATTATTAGTGTTATATTATAAACAATACACAAAAAATACTCTTCTTATACTAAAATATATTTATTTTTACTATTTTTGATGATTAGGTTAATAGTATAGTATATGTATTTAGGTTCAAATAAGATCCCCCAACAAAAATTATCAATAAGAAAAAAAGATAAGAAGTGGAGAGAAGCATGCGTGGAGGCATACATAGATCTTTCTACAGCTGGTTATAGTGAAAGACGTGACTGGCTAAAGAGCCTATATGATTATTACAACGGTGTAATTGATGATGCAGATTACAGATACGTGTTAAAACCCTACGGTAAAACTAGGGACAATTTCCCCTCTAAAATGCGTAACTATCCTATTATTAAGCCTATAATCGATCTGTTACTGGGTGAGAAATCAAAAAGACCCCTTAATTACACCGTTACCGTACAAAATGCTGATGCTGTTACACAAAAAGAAAAAGCAAAGCAAGAATTGATCATGAAAAACTTACAACAACAGTTTGTAAATGTTTTAAATGAGCAAGGAATAGAAACTGGTACACCTTCTAATGAAGTACCACCACCTGCTGAAATAGCAGAAATGTTTGAAAAAACATATGTAGATAATAGAGCATTAAAAGGACAACAGTCTATTAATTTTATAATGCAAGACCAAGAAATCTACGATAAATTCCAAAAAGCATGGTTTCATTATTTAGTATCTGGAGAAGTATACACATGGAGAGGAGTTAGAAATAACGAACCTTTTTATGAAATATTAAATCCATTAGATATAGACTACGACAAAGATCCTGATTTAGATTTTGTAGAAGATGGGGATTGGGCGTTAGTTAGAAAATATGTACATGCATCTACAATTATAGATTACTATAGAGATGAATTAACTGATGAAGAAATACTATCCTTAGAAGAGCCTGAACACGCAAGTATGGATTCTTATCTAACAGTATCTAATAGAGCAGATGATAGAGAATTATACAGAGAAAGACTAATAGAAGTTGTAAGTGTATACTGGAAAAGTAGAAAAAGAATAGGATTTTTAAGCTATATTGATCCAGAAACTGGGACAATGGAAGAAATGCAAGTTGATGAAACATATAGATTGTCTGCAGATTTAAAAGCAACAGGTGCAAAGGTAGATTACGAATGGGTTAATGAAGTGTGGGAAGGAACAAGAATAGATGGTAGATTGTATGTAAAAATGCAACCATTAGAAAACCAAAGAACTTCTATGGACAACCCATCTAAGTGTAAACTACCAATAAATGGTCGTAAATATTCAGATCTTAACTCTAGAAATATATCTTTAGTATCATTAGGTATACCCTATCAATTAAATTACAATATTTATAAATATAGATTAGAACTGTCAATTGCAAAGTCAAAAGATATTGTTGCACAGTTTGATATTAATATGATCCCAAAGAAATGGGACTTAGATAAGTTTATGTATTATGTAGAAGGTACAGGTATTGCGTGGGTAGATTATAATAAAGAAGGAATACAACTATCTCCACAACATCAATCGGTACTTGACATGTCTATAAAAACTATAGAGCAATACATAGGTTTATTAGAATCTATAATGCTAGAATGGGAAAAAGTATCTGGAGTAAATAGACAAAGACAAGGACAAGTTGGTGCATACGAAGGTAAAGCTACATCACAACAAGCTATTGTACAATCATCACATATTACAGAAGATTTATTTAGAAAATTTGCAAGATTAGAGCAAAGAGATATGCAAGCATTATTAGATTATTCTAAAGAAGCTTGGATAGCAGGTAAAAAAGGAATGTATGTAATGTCAGATGGTACAATAGATTATTTTGATGTAGATGCAATGGATCATTTAGAATCAGAGTATGGTATATTTGTTTCTGATGCAGGTAGAGATCAAGATAAATTAGATACACTAAAAGCTCTTGCGCAATCAATGGTACAAAACGGGGTACCAGCTTCTACAGTTGCTGAAATGGTAGATGCAGATAGCTTTACAGAAATAAAACATAAAATTAGAGATGCAGAAAAAGCACAACAAGAATTACAACAAGCACAACAACAAGCTGCAGCTCAACAAGCTCAACAAGAAGCACAATTAAAACAACAAGAGCTTGATAATGAAAATATGAATAAAGAAAGAGATAGAGAAGTTAAAATACAAGTAGCAGAAATAGCAGCTCAATCTAAATTAAATTCTGATAGTTTTAATATGCAAAAAGCTATGGCTGATGCAGCAAGAAAGGATCAAGATATAGCTATTAGACAACAAGCTAATGATGAAAAAGCTAGATCTAATGCTGCAAAAGAAAGATTAATACAATCAGAACAAGAAATGAAAATGGGTGGTGCTAGACAAGATGGTATAAGAAAAGATAAAGATTTAGAACTAAAAGAAAAAGCATTAAATCAAAAAAAGAAACAAGATGGCTCTAACTAATGATCAAAAAATACAATTAATGAAAGAAGCCTATGCAACAGGCTACAAAGGATCTTTTACAGAATTATTTCAACAAAATGATCCTGAACCAGGTACAGATCCTATGTTAGAACCTATGGATATAAATCCAATGGATGTACCTGCAAACTCACCTGCAAAAGTATCATTAGGAACAGACATGCCTCCTATGGAAATGAGAAACCAAGAAGCAATTGAACAAGCAAACGCTGCACCATCACAAGAATTAGTGCAAAGCTATCAATCAGAAACTGCAGGGAGTATGCCTACAGGAGAAAGAGTAGAAACCGTATTAGAAAATCCTAGTCAGTATCAAGAAGGTGGGTATAAACTAGATAATAACTACGCTGATAACTACATTAAAGACTATCTTAAGAAAAAAGGTGGGTATAAATGGGATTTAGAAAAGTTAAAAGACTTTAATAAAAAATAAGTGTTATATATTAAAAAGACACTCTAAATATATTTTTAATAATAAAAACTAATTAATAATAGGTATTTTTGTAGTACCAAAAAATATATAGAACAATGAGTATAGACGATAAAAAAATAAACATAGAAGATATCTCTTTTGACGATATGTTAGGAGAAGGTATTGAGGATGCAGTAGAAACTGTAGAAGAAGTTGAACCAAAAGCAGAAGAAGGTGAGAGTAAGAGTGAAGAAGTTCTTGCGGAAGCTAGTCTTGATGATGATGTTGCTGCTAAACAAGAAGAAACGGAGGAAGAAGAAGAGGACGAGGATGTTAAAGAAAAAGTTTCTAAAAAAAGTACAAAGAAGGAGGTTTCAACGGAAGATGATGGAGTCGAGGCGGAACAAGTAGAAGATGATACAATTGTAGGAGCTGTTTTGTCAAAGTTAGGATACGAAGTAGATGAAACATATGATGACACTACTGAAGGATTAGTAGAACTAACTAAAGACATAGGTGTTCAAATGGCAGATGAAAATTTAGATAAGCTATTTGAAAAGTTTCCTTTAGTTAAAGATCACATGGAGTATGTAATGGCTGGTGGTAACAGTCAAGACTTTATGGGAATGCATGATCCTAGACAAGATTACTCTAGAGTTAATATGTCAAAAGATGATGTACAGTTGCAAAAATATTTTTTAGGAGAATATTTTAAAACTAAAGGTCACGATGCAGAATTTATTGGAGAGTTACTAGAAGACTATGAAGATAATGGTAAACTTTACAGTAAAGCTGCTAGTGCACAAAAAGCACTAGTTAATGCTCAAGCTACTTATAGAAAAAATGCTTTAGAACAACAAAAGCAAGAACAAATAAAACAGCAAAAAGAGCAAAAACAATTTTGGGATGATGTATATGAAACAATAGACACATCACAAGATTTTAAGGGGCTTGCGGTTCCTGAGAAAGAGAAAAATAAATTTTTTGAGTATCTTTCTAAACCTGTAACCAAGGAAGGTTACACGCAGAGAGATTTAGATCATTCAGAATCTGATATGAATACTAAGCTTGCGATTGACTATTTAATGTTCAAAGGTTTTAATCTTGACAAAATGATAGATGTAAAAGCTAGAACAAAAAGTACTCGTACTTTAAAAGATAAAATAAAAAGTCAAAAAGCTAGTGTTAAAAATGCAAAAAGTACTCGAAGAGCAACTAGGGCAGCAGATGTAGATATTGATGATCTAGATTTAAATTTGTTTTAACCTATTAACTTTTAAAAATTTAGAAAATTATGGCAATGTCACAACAAGGTAAGAACATTAGCGTTGTAAAAACGTTTTATAATGATTCGCAAATGACTGATATGAACAGTCTAGCAAACGCCCTTATGTCAAAGCCTACTGAATTATCTCCAATTATCACACATTTGGCTGGTAAAGACGATAAAAGATTTCCTCTATCATTCTTGACGGAAGGGGTTGGAAACGTTAAGTCAATGGATAGATTGGAATATGAATATCGTGTATCTACTCACAAAAGAAAGACACGACCAGTAGCAGCGACTAATAGTGGTGGTAGTTTAGGAGCAGGAGGTAGTACTTTTGAAATACAATTTCCTGACAAATTTTTTATCTTTCCATATGTACTAGTAAACTCTGCAGGAGAGCTAGCACGTATTATGAAAGAACCAGAACCAGTAGCAGGAACTAACAACTGGAAATATACTTTACAGTTAGTTAATCCAGCAACTAGCGCAACTTTATCTGCAGGTTTTACTGTAGGTGATCTTTGGGCTCAGTTGTATGCACCAGTAGGAGTTGACTTCTCTAGAGGAAATGCTTCAAACTGGCAAACACCTTCTTTAGTAAGAAACAAGATTGGTACAGTAAGAAAATCATACCACATGTCTGGTCACGCGCGAGACTATGTAGTTGAGTTTGGATTACCTACTAAAGGTGGAGCTACTACAAAATTATGGATGGACTATGAAGAATATCAACACATGCTTAACTTTAAAGAAGAATGTGAGATGTTCTACTGGTACGGACAAAAAACTTATAATGCTGACGGACACACTTTCATGAAAGATGAAAATGGTCAACCAGTAATTGTAGGACCAGGATTACTTGAGCAAATCGTTAATAAAGATACTTATTCTACTTTAACAGAGACTAAGATTAAAAACATTATTGGTGATTTATTCTATGGTATGACTGATGCTAATCAAAAACAAGTTACGCTTTACACAGGAACTGGTGGTATGCGTGAATTTGATGAAGCTCTTAAAAATCACTTTGGATCAAGTGCAAACTCATTCAAAGTAGGTGGAGAGAATAGATTCATCACAGGTTCAGGTAGATCATTAGGTCTTACTGGGTACTTTACACAGTACGAGCACGTAGACGGACATACAGTAAATGTAGTTAAACTACCTTTATTTGATCATGGTCCTGTTGCTCAAGCTGCAGGAAGACACCCTGTAACTGGATACTCACTAGAATCATACAGAATGGTATTTGTTGATCAGTCTAACTATGACGGACAAGCAAACCTTCAAATGCTTTCTAAAAAAGGAAGAGAAATGATGAGATGGTGTGTAGCTGGGTCTGTAGTACCTAGAGGTTTTGACGGAACAAGTGCAAGAGCATCTGATGTTGACGGCGCTTCTGTTCACATGTTAAAAACAGCTGGTATCATTCTTAAGAGATTTGATACTTCTCTAGATATTACGTGTACAGCGTCATAATATAACACGAGGATACTTGTGTTATTTCACGTTGCATCGTGAAGTCTATATAAATTGGTTTTTAGTTAGGTTGTAGGGTTAATCCCCTGCAACCGCTAAAAGCTTTCACATGGAGGGATTATTCTTTCTCTCTATTAATAATAATTAAAAAAGAACTGGAAATATGAGTAAAAAAATTTTTATCAGGAGACAAGACGCGGATAGTTTTCTCCCTGAAGAGCTGCGAGCTGAGGCAGTAATGAAACTGAGCAGTGTTTTTGTAAATAGACAACCACTTAAAGGATTTAGTTACGAAGATGAAAAGATTTACCTAGCAGGTATACTAGATGTAGACCCAGGTAATCACGAATGGCCAAAACATGCAAAAAAGTTTTGGGCAGATTTAACAATCCCTGTGGGTTTTACAGGAGTTGAACTTGAAATCGGTAAAGATGGTAAAGGTAATCCAATACAAATTATGGATTTTATAAAATATCATTTTGCACTAAAACATCCACATGTAGCCTTAAGTAAGGAAGAAATGGATAAAGATTACAAGAAAAGATTTTACATTCAAGATTTAAGTAAGGAGGATGTAAAGAAAAATGTTCAAATCCAAGTAAAAAAAGACGCAGACAAAGAATTTATAAAACTTTCTTCTGATCCGAAAGCAATGGTCTGGGTATTAAGGTTAATTGGAAACGTTAATCCTGATACAATGACAAGAGAACAGGTTGAAAATATGTTATATGACATAAAAGAAAAACAACCAAAGAAGTTTATGAAAATTGCAAAGGATAAGAACCTTAGTATGAAAGCAGAAATAGAAGAAATGGTTTCAGCTGGAGTATTAAGAAAAATTGGAAATCAGATTGTATTTATAGATGAAATATTAGGAGATACATTAGATTCTACTATATTACATTTAAAAGACAAAAAGAATTCTGGCAAATTAACAATATTAAGAGCAAAACTTAAAGAATTGGCAGTATAGATGGATATACAAGAAATGCACTTATCAGTACAACAGGGCGTGGACAAAATCCATGCCCAAGTTGCTGATTCATTACTTACTTCAGAATTAGATCGAGAGTTGAACAAAGCTATACAACAATTTGTTACAACAAGATTCCAACAAAATAACTTTTACAGAAAAGGTTTTGAGGAGTCACAAAAAAGAAGAGATGATCTAAGAACGTTAGTAAGAGAAGTCATTCTTGAAGCATCGTTTAAAGAACAATTAAAAAGTTCAGCTCAACCAGGTGGGTCTTTGTTTACTGATACAGTATTTTTACCCACTGACTACATGTATTTAATCAATATTAATACAGAAATTAAAAGATTACCTACATGTGAACCAATAGGATTTAATCTAACAGATCAAGATTCTATTTTTTATTTTATATTTAACTTAAATGACTTTGTAGGTCAAAACCAAGCTAGTAATAGTACATCTTGGTTAAGTCAAATACAAATGTTTAGTGAAGTAGGGGCTCCTGCTACTAGTATAATAGAAAATGCATGGTCATGGGGTAATCTAGATGGATCTTTGCAGTTTACTATAGATAATGATCCAGATGTTTTTCCAAATACTGGACCAGGAACTGGAGAAGATGTATCATCAGGATTGATACAAGACATTTTAGATAACTGGGCATTAGGAGAAATATTTTGGGAAAACTGGCCAATAGGCGGATCACAAATATCTTATCCTGGTAGTTTTATAGCTGTAATAGATCAAGAAGCATTTGATTGGATAAATTGGGATGGATCTTTAGGAAACATTACCTATTTAGTTGGTAGAGATGCTAATAATTTTATGACAGTACAAACACCTTTACTATTTAAAGATGATGTACTTAACCAAAAAAGAATTCCAACAGGTGATACTTGGGCTTCTTATGTAAGAGAATCGCATTCATGTAGAATGGTTCAACATGATGATATACATTCAATGATAAACGATCCTTTTAACAAAACAAAATATAGTTCTCCTCTAACTGTAATGAGAGGAAATAACATAGATGTTTACACCGATGATTTATTTATTGTAGATAAGATTAGGTTAACATATATAAGACGCCCTGCTGTGGTCAATTTACCAACTAATAGTAGTTGTGATCTTCCAGAACACACTCATGAGGAAATTGTAAAACTAGCAGTGGCAAGTATCTTGGAGGCTATTTCCGATCCAAGGTATGCAACTCACAGTAGTGAAGTGCAGAAAATGGAATAATAAATTGAATATTAATTTTTAAATAATTTGACATGAGACAATTATTGATAAGTAATGATGCAACAGCAACTTACGCTAGTGGACTATTAGCTGATGGAGCTGTTGACATTTTTAAAAAAGATGCTAATGGGGAAATGACTCCTTTAGTAGCAGGAGACAGTATGATAGACGCTCCTGAAATTTGCTTTGTTCAAGGAACAGCAGCTGAAAATATTGTGAGCCCTTGGATATCAGGTAAAAATATTATTAACTTTAGTGGACTATCTAATGAAGCTCAAACTGCAAAAGGAATAAGAGTAACTGTAGCTAATACATCTGGATCAGCAGGTGCTGTAGATATAAAATTTATTCGAAGAGAAGAACAGCCTCAAGAATTTCACATTTTATCTACACACGTACCTAGTGGTACAGCACAAAATGATATTGTTGATTTAATTGAAGCACAAGCAGCAGCTGATATTGCGGCTGGTAACTGGCCAGAATGGTTAAGTACTACAATATCAAACTCTTCGGGAGCTACTGTTGATTTTACAGGATCTAAAAATGGAGACACTACTGTAAGTGGTGCAACGTGGAAAGAAGGTGCAGTTGAATTTGTTACAGCAATTGATTCTACTGAAGTTCTTACATCCACATTTGTAGAGTCTTCTGCAGCTACATTAGTAAAAGGATCTGGTAACGGATATGATGTAGAAAGAATGGAAAATGAATTAATGGGATCTGGTTACGGATACTACAACAGAATGCATTTTCCAAAGTCGCCTGCTAATACAGCAGTTGTAGGAACTTCTTACGACATATATTCTATTGTAGCAACTAAAGATGGAAGTACTTCACCACAAATTAGAGGTGTAGATAACTTGATAGAAATCTATATTGCAACAGTAGCAGCAGGAACAGATGCTTTATTGTTCGAACAAAAACTTAACGGATATCTGTCAGGGTCTTTCCCTTCAGTTAATCTATAATATTAACTTTTTAAAATAAATTAAAATGGCAAATCCAAACTTAATTACTGCTAAGGCAGTTTACGATTTTGCAGTTGACGGTGGTGCAACAACAGCAATTACACCTGCAATTAATGCTACAATTCCAGCTAATGCAGTTATTGTTAGATGTTACCAAGTAACAACTACAGCGATGACTAGTGGTGGTTCAGCTACTATTGCTTTATCTGTTGGTGGTGTTACTTTAAAAGCTGCAACAGCTTTTAATGACGGTGCTTTTGATGATGAAGATGTTACAGAACACGCAGTTCTTGACAAAACTACATCAGCAGGATCTATTGTATGTACAGTAGCAACAGCAGCTTTAACCGCTGGTAAATTTGAAGTATATGTCGAGTATTATATTTCAGAAACTTCTGCTTAATAAGTAGAGTTAACTAAATTTAGATAAGGGGGCCAATAGGTCCCCTATATCTACCTAACACACATTTAATAATATGGTGAATTTAAGCATGTCTACAACAGACGATTGTAGATTTTTACAAGGACAATACAGTGGTAGTCAACCAGGACCTGCAACTTTAGTTATATCTAATAACGGTGTAGAAATAGCTACATATGAAATAAGTATTATATTTTCTGCAGACGGAACAACTCCTATCCCACAAAATTTTGTATACAATATTCCAGAAGTAATTGGAGATGATCCAGGTGTTATAACAGCATCTATTACGGATTTTGAAGGCAGCATTACAAATGCAGGAACATTAAGTTCTTGTTTTTTAGATTGTTGTTTAGCAGATAAAACTTTAGAATTAACAAATTGTAACTGTGGAGAACCACAATGTGATAAAACTTTAGCGGAAGCTCAAAGATTATTCTTGTTAATACAGTCTGTAAATACAATGTTAGCTAATATCCCATCAGATGCAAGTATAGCTTCTGGTGTTATACAAAAAGCTATAGACGCTTACAATTCAGCAAAAAATCAATGCATATCTTTTTGCGGATGTAACTGTTAACTATGGCAAACGAATCAACTAATTATTACTCAACTTTTGACGACAGGTTTTCTGACTATGACGGTAAAACTGTATTTGGTAATGGATCAAGTCCTTTAAATACATTTTCACCTACGTCTCCTAAACTTGTACAAGGTGTTGCATACTTACAATCTAATAATCAATTAAAAATTGATATTAAATCACATGATAGTTATGAGTTTGAACCAGTAGTTAATATTATAGATCATGATTATAATCGTAAAATAGACTTTGAGTATAAGTGGAGACACATAACTATTACATATAAAAATTGGACAAAGAAAACAGCGTCTGATAAAACTTTAACTTTATCATTTCAATCTGGTTTTAGAAAAACAATTGTTTTAAAAGTACCAGGTATATCTTCTAAATTAAATGATCAAATAGAAAACATAACATCAATGATTACAACGTCACCATATGAAAATATGTTGTCGTTAGATTTTTCTGCAAATAAAAGATCTAGTAATAGTATTTTAGGAGCTGTATTTCCTAAAAAAGATCCATATGATGTTTATAACTATTCAGGTGTATATAAATTAAATTTACCTTTTGCACATTATACAAACTCATCATATTTAAATGAGATATTTGTAGAACAAGGTGTTACATCAACAAATAACGATGTAGATAATGGAATATCTAATCGTGGTGTAGGACATTTATATTCTGGTAGAGAAGAACAAGAAATACATTTTATAAATTTACTTACTACTAATGAAAACATAGGTACAAACCAACAATTGTTAGATAGTGTAAATACAGCACCATTTACATATAGTTTTGTATACGCATCTAATTTATATTTTATAGCAGACGATGCTCCTGAACATCAAGTATGTTTAGATCCACGTAATCCATCTTTTTTCTTAACATCAGGAAATGATTGTGAAGGAACATCTATAGGAGATTACAAAAATAAAAGATTTGTAGATGGTCATTGTTGCAATTCTAATTGTGATGGATTTAGTATGGTAGTAGAAGATGTAAGTCCTGATAATTATGGAGCATCTAACAATACTGGTGCAATTAAAGTAACAGTAACTGGAGGTGCAGCAAATTATACTTATTTATTATTAAAACATGATGTTGACGGAATAGTTACACAAGTTTCATCTGGATCTGTATCAAGCACAACTCATACATTTACTGGATTAAAACGTTTAGATCAATATTGGCAACCTTATCAAATACAAGTAGCAGATTCTAATAGTTGTATTCAAAGTACTTTTATAAGGCTTAAAACAAAAAATAACGAATCAGCTAAAACAGCTTGTACAGATTCTGGTGCAGCTAATTATGATTCTACAGAATCAACAGCTGGTGATAGTGTATGTTTTTTCTGTCGAGCAAATGATCAATATGGAAATGTATACAATGGATTAACATATGGTGATGATGATAGTGGTTCTAATAGACCTGTAGGTGTAGACTTTATATCTAATGATGGATCAGTTGTAGAACACGCTCAAACAATAAGTGGTAATGGTTTTATTAATTTTAAAGGTAAAATATTTCCACCTTTATTTGATCATATCTCATCTGATTCTGATGAAGCGTATAAAATTAGAGTGTATTCTTTAGGAAACACAGAAAATGCAAATAGCAAAACAAATGCAGAAATTCTTGCAATAACTCCAACAGCTACAGTTGCAACAGATAAAACATTTACATTAACTAGAGAAGTAGCTGTTGGATGGTGGGCATTAGAAGCTTATGTAGAAAATGTTCCTAATGTAACTGCTTGTAAAAGTATACATAGATTTTATGTAGGATATGCAGGGTGTACAGATAGCAATGCTAATAATTTTGATGCTAAAGCAACATATGGCAAACAAAGTTTATGTCAATATGATTGCATTGAAGAACCTATTGATATAATTATTAATGATACTAACCAAGCTTGTGTAAAAAGTTTAAGTATAACTAGAGGTCCTTATGATATAATTAATTGGATAATAGGAGGAGAAAGAAAACAAGGATTTGGTCCACATTTAGCTTCTGAAGGAGACTATGTAGAAGTAATGGTAGAAAATACTCAAACTAAATGTACACAAAGAGGAGAAACACATATAAGAGAAACTAACTGTAATCAACAAGTTTCTGGTACAGCAAGAATGTTAATAATGCAAGAAACTGCAGCTATGGGTGGGTGTACAGATCAAACTGCTTCTAATTATAATTGTGATGCAGAATGGGATGATGGCTCTTGTATAGCAGCAGTATATGGTTGTATGGATATGACAGCAGCTAATTATAATTCTAATGCTAACGTAGATAATGGGCAATGTGTGTATGGAATATTAGGATGTACTATGCCTAAAGCATTAAACTATAATCCACTTACAACAATACCTGATAATGATAATTGTGTGTTTTGTCCTTTATTTACTATAGGTGGACTAGGTGTGGCTTTAAGCTTTAGCGGAAAACCATTCGAAGGAGATAGTGAACCTACTGATATAGAAAATGCCATTCAAGCAGGAACATTTAATTTATTTGCTACAGGTCAACCTTTATTAACCTGGGAATTAACACTTATTTCTACAGGTGCATATTTAAACTATTTACCTCCTAATGTAGTTCTAAAAATATATAGAAAACCTTCTGGAGGAGGTACAGTTCAAGGATACAGTTCAGATCAATATACTTTTCCTATATCAGAAACAATGGATTTAGTTCCAATAGCAGAAACTAAAGTTACAGGTTTAGATTCTCAAAATTATAACAATACTGCTTTTGGTACATGGGATAGTAATGGAGGATTAGATCCTAGCAATTTGTGGCAAGCTTTATCTCAACCTTTAGATACTGTAAATGAAAATATTGGATATGGTAGTTATATTATAGAACTAGGTATTCCACAAGAAGGAGGTAAAATATGTTATAACTATGAAATAAGATTCGTAGGAGGCACAACTTTAGCTTATGATAGCCCAAGTTCAGATACAGCTTTAAATGTTAATACTACTCCTCCATTAATAAATGTAACAGGGGCATCGCGAGAGCCTGATAATATTGGATGTTTTAATATTTATGCTAAAAATTATACAGGATATGGATCTGAAAGTAAAAATATTGTTTATAATTTAATACAAGATAATACTACTATGCCTGATGAAAATAACTGGTTTATATTAAGTACAGGTAGTGCTACAGATCAAGGCATATGTGAATTTGAATTAGATCAGCCAGAATGTTTGCCTAGAAATAGAGTACAAAAACAAAAATACATAACAGATTGTATGTATAATGGTGTAGGCAATTGGTATACAAGATTATTAGGCGGATCAAAAGATAATTGTGAAGATAGAAATTTAGCAATTATGTCTTTTATAAAATATTTAACAGACAAAAATGGATTAGATTGTATACACAATTGTGCAGACTCAGGAACACCAAATTATCCTAAAAAGAAAACATGTGAAGATGTTTGGAAAGAAGGGGGTAGTATAGAATTTACAGTTGATCCTACAACAGGACAAGGAAATGGAGTTTATGGTCTTAATACATATGTTAAGTACAATGTAACATTACCTTGGTTAGGAGATGTTTCTCCAGGCACATTTCATATAGCAAATAACGACTGTGGATCACAATGTGGAAACCCTTATGGAAATGGGGCTAGAAATTGGGATATATGTGTAGATCCAAAAATTATAACAGAAACAACAAATTATTTAGATAAATTTTATAAATTTGCAAGTGAATACTGTAAATCATGTAATCCTTGCTCATACATAGTAGGTAATAATAATACAGTTATCGGAAGTAATGTAGAACCAATAGAGCCATATACTTATAATATAGTAGATAATGGCATTCAAGTTGGAGGAATCAATATAGAAGTAGACGGAGATGATATAACAACAGACGATAGCATTTAACAAAATAAAAAAACATGGCAGAAATAACATCATTAACCACTTTATCAAAAGCATCTGTAGTATCAACAGACTTTATATTAGTAGCAAATAGCAGTACAAAAAAAGCTAAAAAATTACAAGCTTCTTCTTTATTTCCTTCTTTATCAACTTTAGGAACATCAAGTGAAGCATTGTATGTAAGTGTTACAAACAGTAATCAAATAAATTTAAAAGGTCTTAAATCTGCTGACGATACAAAATTAACTGTTACAACTTCAAGCAATAATTTAGTTTTAACATTGGTTGAGTCAGGAATAGATCTTAATAATTGTGATAATACAACATCTGGATTTTTA